ATGTAAGAAGAGGGATTTTAGTTAAGCTTGCTAGTAGCACGGGAGCTTTAGAAGATCAAAAAGCATTTGATTCAAACTCGTCCTTTCAAGATATAGCTGTAGGTGGTTCAGGTGCGCTCTACATTGCAGGGTCACAAACATCTCCAAATCGTGTTGTAATTTTAAAAACTGACGGTTCTACAAGAACTTGGGCATCAACATTAACTACTGGCTATGAAGTATGTAGAGTTGCAGTAGACAGCAGTGAAAATGCGTATATGTTGACCAGAGTTTCTTCACCAAATGCAAGCAACCTTGTAATAGCCAAGTTTAATTCTTCCGGCACTATTCAATGGCAAAGAATACTGACACTGCCCATGGAGCCAAGTGGATACCAAGACATTTCAGTAAATTCAACCGGTAGAATTTTAGTAAGCACTCAAATAAACGTTTCTTCTCAGTATTACCCATTCTTTGCGGTACTCAGTCCGGATGGTTCTGGAACAGGTACTTATACGCTTGACGGATTAACGTATACGTATGCTGCCTCTAGCTACACAATATCGACAAGTTCCACTGACTTTGTTACCCCAACTGAAACTGTAGAAGTACAAACTAGAACTAATTATAATTTCACCAATACCCCCGCAACTTTTTCTGTTTCTATACCAAAGACCGCCGTATGACTATATTTATAAAATTAGCCACAGGTGAATACCCTAGACATCAAGGCGATGTGCGATTAGAGTATCCTGACATGGGGGTTGAATTTGTACTGCCGGAGACTTATGCACAAGTCAGGTACGTTGATCCCCCTGCCTATGACTATATCTTGCAAAGGGCAGAGGAGACCCCCCCGGTTTTTGTAGACGGTGAGTGGGTAATGCAATGGCGTATACGGCAAGCTACTCAATTTGAAATTGATCTTGCAGAAGCTCAAAGGAATTTATAAATGTCTGAACGTTACCCCGGCGGTATTATCACCAAGAATCCAGCAACCCCTGCTGGGCCGTATGAAACGGGCGCTGCACCCGGCGTATGGACGCTTGAGCAACAGATGCAGTACAAGCAGCAAGGTGTCTGGCCTTTGGCGGGTAACGTCCCAAACTACATTGAGGATGTGTTTCAAACTTGGCTCTATACAGGCACTGGCGCTACCCTGACGATTACCAACGGGATTGATCTGTCGGGTAAGGGTGGACTGGTGTGGTTTAAGGATAGAAATCACGCCGGGGAAAATAACCGCCTGTATGACACCGTGCGGGGTACAAACAAGGTTTTGTATAGCAACACCACAAGCCAGCAACTAACCTCGGCTGACATAACGTCATACAACGCTACCGGATTTACTCTTCCGGGTAGCAGCAACGTTAACGTTGACCCCACCAATCCAGACCCGCACGACTACGTTGCTTGGACATTTAGAGAGCAAGCCAAGTTTTTTGATGTTGTGACTTATACGGGGAATGGTGTTGCTGGTCTCGCCATCCCTCACAACCTCGGCAGCGTTCCGGGCTGCATTATTGTTAAACAAACAGACGATGCGTCTAATTGGTTTGTATATCACCGTTCAAATGGAAACACAGGAGTAATATATTTAAATAGTACGGCTGGAGTCAGTACGGGAACATCATTTTGGAATTCGCAAGACCCCACATCAACTAATTTTTATGTTGGTGGCGGTTCGTCAAACATCAATGGCGGTTCTTTTGTCGCCTACATCTTTGCCCATGATGCAGGAGGCTTTGGCCTTACTGGTACAGACAATGTGATTTCATGTGGGAGTTATACGGGTAATGGTACTGCTGGACTTGCTGTAACTCTTGGATATGAGCCACAGTGGGTGATGATTAAACGTACCGATTCAACTGGCAATTGGGTTATGCAAGACATTATGAGAGGCATTCCTAATGCTGGCTCATCGTTTTATTTATATGCCCAATCTTCTGCCGCCGAAACTGACGGTGGAGTTCCCACAGTAATTCCTACGGCAACAGGGTTTACGTTGCCTTCTTTTGGCGGTTGGAATACTTCAGGTGGAACCTACATCTACATAGCCATTCGTAGAGGCCCGATGAAAGTGCCTACGAGTGCAACAACTGTGTTTAAACCAGATTACGCATGGAACACAAGTTCAAGTATTATGGGATATTTAGGCCAGCCAACAGATGCGTTTTGGCTTGGTTATTTAAGTGGTAATGCAGTTAGTGTTAACACAAGAACAAGATTGGTTGGAAGCAATCGTTTAACTACAAGCTCAACAAGCGCGGAAGTAGTTGATGCGACAACAAATTATTGGGACAGCCAGCTAGGGTTTAAAACTGGTGGGTCGCTTACTACATCGCTAATAACGTGGAATTTCAGACGCGCCCCCGGCTTCTTTGATGTGGTTTGCGACACAGGGACGGGGTCAACGCACACAATTGCTCATAATTTAGGGGTTGTGCCTGAGTTAATGATTCGTAAAAGCAGGTCGCAATCATCGACATCTTGGTACTGTTATGTTGCCAGTGAGGGCGCTTCACGCAGGGGGTTTTTGAACTACGACTTTGCTTGGGGTGGCCCAGACAATTCTATTTGGGGTGGGACAACTCCAACAAGCACTGTGTTCACTGTGGGGGCTGATGGTAATGTAAACAACAACGCATCTACCTACGTCACTTACCTCTTTGCAACCTGCGCTGGTGTTTCTAAAGTTGGCTCATACACAGGTACAGGCGCACTTCAAACTGTTAACTGCGGTTTTACATCAGGGGCAAGGTTTGTTTTTATTAAACGCACCGACTCAACTGGTGATTGGTTTACATACGATTCTGTTCGTGGAATTACGGCAAGTGATGACCCTTACTTATTGTTAAACAGCTCAGCCGCTCAAGTAACAAACACTAACTATGTAGATACTGACAGCACAGGGTTTAAAGTAACAGCCGCCGCACCAGCAGAACTAAATGCATCTGGCGGCACATACATCTTCTTGGCAATCGCATAAGGAATCATCATGCAAATACGAATTAGAAACACGGGCGCAGTTGTTTTTGACAACGAGTTCCGCACCTATGCTCAGACGCAGGGGGCCGTCTTTGGTACACCCTTGACCGAAGAGTTTATCAACCAATATGGTGGTGACATTGTCTTTGAAGGCCCACAAGCTACAGGCGGTACGGTATATCAGTACAGCCAACGCTCTGGCGTGGAACAGCTTGACGGCAAGTGGTACACAAAGTACATCCTTGGCCCAGTGTTCACAGACCGCGCAGCCGAAGGCGATCAACCTGCCCAGACAGCCGCAGAGCAGGAAACTGCTTACAAGGCAATGAAAGACGCAGAACAAGCCGCATCTGTCCGTGCATCCCGCACTCAGAAGCTCAAAGACTGCGACTGGACACAGATTGCCGACAGCACTGCTGACAAAGCGGCATGGGCTACATACCGCCAAGCTCTGCGTGACATCACTGCGGCAAGCGGTTTCCCTTGGACAATGACTTGGCCTGAGTCACCCTAATGATCTATGCGCTGGCTCCTTCTGTTGTTACTGTTGGGGCTAGCGGGAGCCGTAGCCAAGAATGGCTGTCATGTGCGCGAGTTCTATGGGATTGGATACACCATCCACAACCCGTCCGAGCGTCACCAGCAGATGTCGATGTGGCTGACAAACAATGCACAGCACTGCAAGGCTTCGGACTATGTGGTGATGTGGAACAACTTGTCAGAGTGGGCTGGCGCGGCGGATTCGGCAGAGCTTAGAGCCAAGGTAATACATGGATACAAAGATGCGCTTGATCGGGAAAAGAAGTGAAGATCAGTTACGACAAGTGGTATCCAGTAGTGCAACCTACTGCAACCACGCAGACGGATGTGTTTGCCAAACGGGTGGAAAGGCTGGATGCTGAACGGGCAGTGCAGGTGCAGATTGACAAACAGGTCAAGAAGTTCCACCAGTATGAGTATGAGATTTATGAATACAGGATGCGGCAGGTAACCATAAACATTGACATCAACAACTTGAAACGCGAGATTGACAAACTTGTATGACCAAGAAACCGATACCCAGACCAGTCAGGAAGCCACAGATGGAGACAAAAGAAAAGCTGACGCTGTGGGTCACCCTCATGGTAAGCACGACCCTGTGTATCTCCGTATTGGCTATGGTGGTCAGCTTTATGTTGGGTCTGTGGGCCAAGGAAGTGGACAACGCCGAGATTTTCAAAATGATTTCACCCGCTTTTTCTACTCTTATCGGCGGCATGATTGGGTTCCTGTCTGGTATCAAACTTATGCAAAACGATGACAAAAAGGACTCTAAATGCTAACCCTTCTTTCTACCCTGATTTCGTTCCTGATGGGCGGCTTGCCCAAGTTGCTGGACTTCTTCCAAGACCGTGCTGACAAACTGCATGAACTAAACCTTGCTCGGCTACAGATTGAGCGTGAGTTAGAACTGCGTAAAGCTGGCTTTGAAGCGCAGGAGCGCATTGAGCATATCCGGTCAGAACAATTGGCAACCGAGAGCGCGGCCAATACCCAGCAAGTCCTGATTGGGGCACAGCAAGCTGAGATGCAAGCCATCTACGCCCACGACACTTCTCTTAACGAGGGCACATCCCCTTGGATGAAGAACCTGAGAGCCAGCGTTCGCCCTGTCATTACCTATGGTTTCTTCTTCTTGCTGTTGTTTGTGGACATTGGCTTGTTTACATACGGCTGGCACAGTGGTGCTACGTTTGTAGAGTTAGCCGAGATGTTGTGGGATAACGATACCCAAGCCCTGTTTGCGGCTATAATAAGCTTCCATTTTGGAGGAAGGGCGTTTGGTAAATGAACATCGGTGTCTATGCGGTTGTTAATAAAGTGACTGGTCAAATGTATATTGGCAGTAGCGCAAATTTAAAACAGCGCCTAATCAATCAACGGTCGTTTTTAAAAACGGGGCATAGATGCGCGATTTCAGCGTTAAAAAACCAAAAAGTTAACATTGACGATTTTGATTTTCGTGTGTTGCTAGAAACGCAAACCGTGGAAGAAGCCAAGGAGATTGAAACTGCGTTACTTGAATGCTTTTGGGGGCCGAGCCTTTACAACAAATCTCCACATTGGGACGGTTCTACTGGTGTAAAGCGTGACCATGCAGTCTATTCTGCTGGAACTAAAAAGCAATGGGCAGACCCAGAGCAGAAAGCCAAACGTTCAGCGGCAATGCGGGGTAAGCGTGAGATTGTGGAATGCCCACATTGCCAAGCTAAAGGTGGTGGTGGCAATATGCGTCGATACCATTTTGAGAATTGCAAAGCAAAATGAACATCAGCCCTAAAGCCATCAAGATGGTGATGCACCATGAGGGGGTTAGGCAGAATCCGTATAAATGTCCAGCAAAACTCTGGACTGTGGGCGTTGGGCACGTCATGTTTCCAGAGCAGGGCAAGCTCAAGATAGACCAGCGGGATGCGTTTGTGCCACCGCCAGAGTCTATGCGTAAGCACAGCATGGAGGAAGTCAATGAAATACTTAAGGCCGATCTTGCTAGGTTTGAGCGAGGCGTGGCTACTTATTGTCCTGTGCCTCTTACTCAAGGACAGTTTGACGCACTTGTATCGTTTTCATTCAATGTTGGGCTAGGCACACTCCAGCGGTCAACCATGCGTCAAAAGGTACTGCGTGGTGATATGGAAGGCGCAGCAGAAGAACTCTTGAAGTATTGCATGGCCGGGGGTAAAATTCTCAAAGGGCTGCAAAAGCGTCGCATTGACGAGCGTGCCGTGTTTCTATCCTAGGACTGCCGATGCCATTACAAAAAATACTGTTTAAGCCGGGCGTCAATAAAGAGAACACCCGCTACACCACCGAGGGTGGTTGGTATGAGTGCGACAAAATTCGCTTTCGTCAAGGCAACCCTGAGATCCTTGGCGGTTGGCAACGCATATCAGCCAATACGTACAATGGCACTTGCCGTTCGCTTTGGAACTGGACAACGCTGGGCAACCTCAACCTAGTGGGTGTAGGCACAAACACGAAGTTTTACATTCAAAACGGCGGTGCGTACTACGACATTACGCCTATCCGCGTAACTACTACGCTTGGAACAGACCCCTTTACGGGCAACGGAACAACCACAGTAACTGTAGCGGCTACATCTCACGGGGCTACAACGGGTTCTTTTGTTACATTTTCTGGGACTACAGGTACATACGCATCTGTTTTAAATGCTGAGTTTCAGATTACGGTAGTCAACGCTAACTCCTATACAATCACAACAGCATCCGTAGTTGCGGCAGGGGCCACAGGTGGTTCGTCAGTTTCTGCGGCGTATCAACTTAACGCTGGCCCTGCGTTTGCAGTTCCTTTGACGGGTTGGGGCGCGGGCGCTTGGGGTGCTGGTACATGGGGTAATGGCACTACTTCAGTTACCGGCCTTCAGCTTTGGAGCCAGATTAACT